GTCCTCGGTCCAGACTAGAAGCGGCTTGGTAAGAGCGGCGACGCGTGCGGCGTGCTCTGGCGTGCCGTTCACGGTTCCGCCTGGAGTGTCTAGATGAAGGACGATTGCCGCCACGTTCGCGTCGCGGTCGGCCTCTTCCAACTCTTCCAGCAACTCCTCAAAATCAATGGTGCCCCACCATCCCTCAACCCCCATGGCGAGGACGCCGGAAGCCCTGATGACAGCCGCGCCTTTGGTCTCGCCTGTAGATTCATCCTCGAACTCCTCCATTGCGTAAGGCGTTTCCTCGCGCTCGCGCTCGCGCTCCGGCTTTGCCTTTGGGCGCAACGCTTCGACAGCCTCGGCGGCGTGCTCTGGGCGGATGCTGAAAAGCGTGTGCTTCATTCTTCGGTAGGAGGCAAAGGTTGCGGTTCGGGTTGCTGGACGGGTGGCGCGCCTCCGGTGACGACGGACGGGTCAACGCCTTCGGTTTTGCATCGCTCCTGCCAGCGTTTCCACCAGCCGATGGACTCGTCCTGTACAACCTGCCAGTCACGCCCAGTCGAAGCCGTGGCCATCTGCGGCGAGAGGAGCCCGCGGGCCATCTGCATTTCGTGAACCTGCGCCAAATACTTCGCGTCTGCCGTCAGGTCGGCGGCTCCATTGTAGCGCCAGCGGAACCAATCGTCAGAGTAACGCAGCAAGCCCACTTTCATGGCCTTGGCAATTCGCCACGCGTCGATGGCTTTTACCATCGGGAAAAGGCATTGCTTGCGGTAGGCTCCGACGCTGCGGTTGATGCGCTCCACGAGAACGCGCATGGCCCCGCCGTTCACGCTTCTCGGGTCGAGAAAGAAATCAATGCTCCACCCCATGCCGGCGAACGCTTGGCGGATGATGGAGTCGGCAAACTGCTGTTGCGCTGGCGTGGGGCGGTCAGCTTTCAGGGCTTCAATCTTGCCGCCGGTGCCGGATCTGAAGTAGCGGATGGTGCCACCCTGCATCTCGTGATAGGCGGTGTCCGTATCGGAATTGTACTCGCCACCGTCGCGCAGCATCGTTTCCGCAGTGTCAGGTGGTAGGCCGGTCTCGTTGGTCTCGACGATGGCCAGCGAGCTTGCCACTTGCTGGGCGATAAGCTCAAAGCGGCGGATCTGGTCAACGTCCTGGAAGTCCATGACGGCACACGCCAGCGAACTATGCCCGCGCAACTGGTCGGCATAGCGCGGCATGAAACGCAGCAACATGTCCGTGCTGCTGATGTCCTGATATTTGGCCGTGCGGTCGTCGTAGACTCGATAAGCCAGCGGTCGGCCCACCTCGTTGACGATCACCCCGTCGATAAGCTGGCGTCCTGCGTAGGGTGAATCAGACATCACGAGACCGTCGCCGTGGATGCGATGCGCCGGGATGGTTTGAAGGAACGGATACCCGCCCGCGCCCTCGGTGAGAATGACGCCCACGTCGCCGTCGCGGATGATGTGCGACATCCAAAGGCTGTGAAGCGTCGCCATCGGATACAGCACCCCGCGCACGTCGCAGAGGTTGTTATGGTCGTCCATCCACAACTCGGCTTCCTCCCCCCACGCCATGTCCTCGCCAGCGAACTGCGCGGACACGTCGCCGGAAATGATCTGCGCTTGCTCGTTGACTGCGCCAGCCACGAGGGAGGAGTTAGTGTAGAGCCAACGCCCCAGCGACATGAGCGTTTCACGGCTGATGCCTGGGAACAGCGCGGCGGCGTCGCGATTGAATCCGGTATGGGACGCGCGCTGCTTCGATCCACGCGCAGCCTCAGAGACTGGCGTGGACATGACGCGCCCTCTCGCGTCGTAGAAAACGAACGGCTTCGCTGCCATTAGATGCGCCCTCCCATAATCGCAACGGAGCGGGACGGGGCGATGTCCTCTATGCCGTACTTGTCCGGATCAAGGCAATGCAGGGCGATGAGGATCTTGCGGAGCCGACCGTCTGCGCCGTGCGTAATGATGCGCGCAGAGGACACGTCACCGGCCGTCGCGGATTGCAACTGGCTACCGGCCACGAGTTCCGCGAGGCACGCGTCCCGAGCGACCAGAAGCTGGGCCTCGGTCATGCCGGGTAATGGATTCCTCAACGCCACATAGAAAGGCGAAACTAGGACCGGCTCACGCAATGCCAATCATCATCGCCGCGGCTACCTGCATCCGAGCGCAATCCCACGCGTGCGGCTCCGGGCCCGTCTGGTGCCATTTCTCCGGGTCCTGCGGCTTCTTCTTGAACTTGAGCATCGAACCCATCTGCGCGACGTACTCGTTTTCCTCTTTGGTCATCGGCTCCACCTTCGGTTCAACCCATAGCCCACGGTCGCGGATGCCCTGCAATCGGTCGGCGGTCGCCGGCACGCTGACGCTGATGACGGTCGCACGCCTGCCCGCAATCTTGCAGTGGGCCGGGTCGGGCTCGCCGTGCCATGGTCGGGACCACGCCTTCTCCACACGCTTCGGTGTCTGCCCGCGGACTTCCTCGACGTGGTACCATCCGCGCTTGTCGTCGCCTCGGAAACAGGTCCACCCGTAGTTGCAGGCGAACGTGTAGACCGTGCGGCTCTGCCAAGCGGAGTCGATGATCGTGCGCTTCGTTGGGACGTTGAACTTGACCCGCAACTCCTCAAGAGCTTGGTCCGTCTCCACCTTTCCCCAGAACATGCGACGCGATTCCCCGGACTTCGCCCACGCCCGTATCATAACCCAAAAGTGCCCCATCTGCGTGTCGATGGTCATGATGCGGAACTCGCCTTCCGTCCACCCGTCCGCGTCCATCGTTATCCGCGTCATCGGGTTGTCCGCCTCGGCGACAGAGTTGGAATCCGCGAACTCCGCGAGGTCTTTGCGGAAAAAGGCGATCATCGGGTCCCAGTTGCCGGACCGCGCTTGGACTCGCGCCTTTAGCCACGCCTCCACCATCTGCGCCCATTGGCCGGCGACAAGGTTGTTCCAGTGGTAGCTGTGGACCTCCTCATCCCCGCCCTCGCTCCGTTCGTATCGGCCCAAGGCATTCCAGCGCGCTTGCGTCTGTTGCCGGTTGCGGTGTTCGTGTCCGCAAAATTTGCACACGTAGCGCGCCGTTGCCTTTGCTTGGTCAATCTTGGGCGCGCCGGTCTCGTCCTTGTCGCAGTCGTAGACCAATCCGAAGCGCCGGCCGTCCTCATGCTTCCCGCTCCATACCGGCGTCTGGTACTGCCCGCAGGCGTCGCATGGAACCGTCCACTCGTGGATCACGCCCGCCGTGTACTGAGCCCACCACTCGCCAGACTTCACGCCTCCCTGCGAAATGCAGAGGAATTTGGACGAGTCGGTTTTCCGGTAGTCGCCTACGCGTGTTTTGGCTTCGACAATTCGCCCCTGTGGCCATTGCCACACCTCGTCGCAGATTACAGCGCGATAGGACCGGGCCTGAAGGTTGCCAACGGCGCAACCCTTGACGTGGACGGGAAAGCCGTTTGCGAGCTGGATTTCGGTTGTGCGGTCTTTGTGCCGGTCGGTTGGAAGCAACGCCTTCACGGGGTCGCAGGAGTGCAGGATAGGCCATAGGCGGGTCTCGCAATGGAGACGGGCTTGGTCGTCGGAGAAGAAGACCCACAGGACCGGGCCGGGATCCCGCGCCAAGGCGTGCGGTGCGTACACGTCCGCAATCAGGGACTTCCCCGAGCGCGGCGAGGCTAGGACGTTAACCTCGCGGACGCGGTCGTTTTGCAGGCTCTCGAACGGGGCGAGGAATTGGCGTGAGATTCCAGGATCAAACTTGCCCGAGAACGTCAGCGTTGGCGGCAACATCACGTTATCCGCTGCCCAATCTGGGATCGGTCGGCGGTCGGGCATCCATTGGATCCGCGCCCACTCCTGCTCGAGGTCAACGACGGGCATGCTCGATTGCTTTCTGTGCGGCGGCTTCTAGGCGTTCGGCGATTACACGCTCCATCTCGACGCGTTCGTCACGGAGGGCAATCATGAAGGCTTGCGAGTAGATCGCGGAAACGCGGGATTGCTCGCCGTCTTTGATCTTCAACGAAAGGACCATCGCGGCGTTACTCTTCAAGCCAACGGCAAAGCTCGACATCATCGTCCGCACTTTGACGCCTTTGTGCTTTGCCACGTTGCCCACGCCTTCGCCGGGTGCGTATTGCTGCATCAGTTGGGTGAACGCTGAGTTGGCGCTGATTTTCTTACCCTTGAACCTGCCGCTCTTCGCCTCCTGTAGCGCGGTGCCAAACTGCGTGAAATGGCCGTTGAAGCGTTTGACGGCAACGGCGATTCCGGATTTTAGGTAGCCCACGGATCCAATGGCCATGCGCCTGATGGATGCCGAGGCTTGTCTCATCCTCTCGCCGTAAAGCCCTTTTCGGCCTGGGTCGTTGTCGCGCTTCCAGCTTGAGTTCACGATCAGGTGAACCAGTTGGAGTTGGTTGG